TGCCCGAGCAGCCGACCGCCGGTGGTCATGACGTAGTGGGGAGCGAAACGATCGCTGAAGCGGCTGCCCTGCGATGGGCCGTTCGCGTCGACAAGCGGCTTGCCCGTGTTGCCGGCCGTGGTGTTCGGAGTGCCGACGCCGTAGGGCATCGTGCCGAGCGGGCCGTTACCAAGTCCGCTCATGTCAACGTTCCGGTGACGCTCGCGGTACCAGCGCCCACCGTGACGCTGGATGCGGTGCCGGCGACTTCGGCTTGCTTGATCTCGTCGATTATCGCCGTGGCAAGCGCGCGCATCGCTGCGAGCTGCTGCTCTTCGGTGGACGCGTCCGGGTCGACTTCGAAGTTCGCCACGTCAGACACAAGACGTCGAGCAAGTCGGTCAGCGTCTAGGGCCACGGGTTACTCCAGAGGGCAGGGGAGAGCGGGGAGCGCGAAGTCGAACGAGATGCTTGGCAGCGACGGGAGATCCGGAAGCGATGGCAGTCCGGGGATGCGAACGCTTGGCAATGACAAGTCAGGATCGAAGCTTGGAAGTGCGATCGAGAGAGAAAACGAAAGGCTCGGAAGCGACGGGAGACTTGGAAGCGATGGGAGTTCCGGGATGCCCACCCTCGGCAACGAGAAGTCGAGCGACGGGAGTCCGATGTCGAAACTGAACGACAACGACGGAAGCGACGGCAGACTCGGCAGATCCGGAAGGCCTGGCAGGGTCAGGTCCGGAAAGTCACACACGCGCTATTCGCAGAGAACTTTGAGCGACGGCTTGCCGCTGATGCCGACGACGCCCGTCAGCACGGAGTTCGTGGCGGGGTTCATGGCTGGCGTTGCTCCAAGAGCAATCGTGGTTCCGTCAATCTGCGTGACGCCCGTTCCGACGAGCTTGATGCCGCCGCTCGCGTCGAGCGTCAGGCCAGCTCCGCCCGCGGTAAGCTTGATGCCATCCGCATTGATGACGAGACCGAAACCCGCGCTGTTGACGATTGAGATCGTGTCACTCGAAGGCGTGAGCATGATGGCCATTCCGCCACCGCTCTCCGTGTTGCCTTCGCGCGTGTAGAGATTGATCGACCCGTCGGCCTTGAGCAGAATGCGCGCCTGCGCAGTGCCCGTTTCGCCGGAGGCATAGATGCACGTTTCGCCAGGCTGAAGATTCCCAGCGAGCGCTTGCCCCCGAAGGTCTCGCGAGGCGATGACAGCGTCACGGCCTCCGGTTCGGAGCGTCACGCATTGCGCGGCAACGTGGCCAATCTTGTTGGCCTTCGACGGGCGCGACGCGAGCCCGACGTGCTGCCACCATTCGGCTTCGTCGCTTTCGGATTGCTCCGTCGCGATGTCGCCGAGGTTGGCAAGGATGGTCTTCGTGACCGTGTCCCGCACGGTCGAAAGAATGTCCATCCCGACCTGGAAAACAGAGGAGAGCGTTTGGCGTCCCACTCAGAACACCAGTGTGCCGGGTAGAATGAGATCCAGGTTCGTGCTCGTTCCGCCGCTGCGCGACTTGTTGAAGGTTCTGCCGACGACGTACATGTCACCGTGGAAGCTTGCGATCTCGTCGTCGACGGCCGCGATCGTGTCGATGGCCCACGGTACGCGGTCGCCAGCATCGTTCAGATACGTGTGCCCTTCGACGGTGTAGTGGGCGCTCAAAAACTTTTGCTGATGCTCCGCCATGGCGCGCTTCGCAAAGCGGATGACTTGAGCTTGGTCCTGCGACTCTTCGTCTACGAGGTAGACGGGGCGCGCGACCGGATAGGGGTTGATGTTCAGCGGGGCCGTCGCATCCTGAATGACGGTCGCACCCTTGTTCGCATCAAGGATCTTCTGTACGGCCGGGACGAGCTTGCCGTCGAGTCCTCGCGCAACGAGTTCGTTGATGACAATGACCTTCGACGTCGACTTCGCATCCACCCCGCCAGCGCCGCGGCCCGTCGCGATGATGACGGACGGCTGCTCAGAACGAGACTTGCGGAGCGTTCCGCCAAGGATGTTGTTCCCGGCACCGTTCTCCGCGCCACGCCGCCGTGTCAGGCGGTATGACGGAGACTGGGCAAAGTTTGCTTGCCCAACGACGATGGTGAGCGCGTCCGCTCCGCACCAAACGTGAAGCCCGTATTGTTTCGCGACTCGCTCAACGAAGGCATAGGCACCCTCGTGATCGAACGGCTTCGTCTGGTGAAGCACGAACGACTTGAGCGGTTGAGGGCCCTTCTTCTTGCCGCCCTTCGTGAACTTCGTTCCGTAGGCGTTGCCCTGCTGAATAGTTCGCGTCGCGTCGTTGTCGATGTCAAAGATGCGAAACCCGAAGTCGCCGAGAACGTCGGAGACGACCGTCGCTAGCGTGTCGCCCTGGTTGAACTTGCGCTTCGGGTCGATGCCAGAGTCGACCGCATCCGCGAGAGGACCGCGCCCGATGATGTTGAGCGTCGTTCCGCCGTCGCGCGTCTGGGCATACTCGACGTCGTCAATCAGTCCGTCGCCCTGAACGCGCCCGTTGATGCGAAGCGTGACGCGCTGGCCTGGCAGGATCTCGGAGGCGAGGCCGACCGGGATGGCAGAGTCGCCAATCGAAAACGACCACATGTCGACGGGCGTCAGAAAGTTCTGCGCGTAGCTGTAGCTCGTCCAGTTCTGAATGCTGACGCCGCCTCGAACTGGGATCGTCAGTTCGACTACGTCCGCGGTCGTCACTCAGGCGTTCATAAGCGCGGGCTTGAAGTAGTACCGCACGACCGTTCCGCGCGGGATGACAGCATCGGAAACGAGGTCAGGGTTCAGCAGAATCATCTCGGTCGTCGTCGCGAAGAGTCGTGTCGCAAGGCTCGCGAGCGTGGTGTCACCCGGCACGATGTAGCGCTTCACGTCCGAGCCACCAACGAGCAGCTGCCCGGCGAGACGAACGAGCGCGTCTTTGAGCCGGACGCACGATTGTTTCGCGGGCCAGAGTTGCGGGTCGCGAGAGCTATCGATCGAATCCTGAACGGACTCGACTCGGTAGATGACAGAATTGATGCGCCCGCCAAGCTTCTTCGTGAGTAGTGCGCCCTTGTCGAATACGCCCTTGATGCTGCGCATGCCGTCTTCGAAGGACGCGCCGGGATCGAGCGGGTCGCCAGGGTCACGGATGATCGGGTTCTGGACGATCTGCGAGTCCAGAGCGATGGCCGCAAGCGATGCTTCGGTGACGACCGAACGCGACGCGAGGATTGCGTCCGATGTCTCTTCGCTGTCAGTGTCTTCGACCCACCGCGCATCCACGTCTGCGCCGTCCCGCATCGTCGCGGTCAAGGTCAGCGTCGCACTCTGCGGCTTGCAAAGGATGGGGCCGTAGATGGGATGCACGAGCGTGCCCGTCGTCCGATCCGCCATGGCCGTCATGAACTTCATGAGCTGGTCAGGGAACGGAGTTCCTAGTGCGCCCGCTTCGCTCTGTCCGGACGCGAGGCTGAAACGAAAGAGGCAATGCGCAGAGAACGTCTGCGGGTTGCGCCCCGTCGCTTCGATGCGCGCGCCGTCGCGATCTGGGTACTTGTGCTGCGCTTGGTCCTGCGAAACGTCGTGCGTGAATCCGGTCGTGGCGAACGTGATGCCGCGCCAACTGCAAGCGAGCAGTTCGTCGAACGGATGCGGCATCTGTCAGCCCTTCGATCGGTCTGGAGAAGAGAGCGGCTGGCCTGCCTTCGGCTTTCCTAGGTCGGCGTTGCTCGCGTTCTTGCTCATGAGGTCAAGAGCCGCATTGACGGACTTGAGCTTCTCGGTGAGTTCATCGAACTCTTTCTTCGAGCGCTCGATGGATGCCTTCTCGGCCTTATCTTTGACCTCGGCTGCGTCGGACCCGAAGAATGAGGTAATCTGACCTAGGTCGCGCTGAAGACTGAACGTGCCGTTGTAGTCTTCCTGTTCCTTCTTCTTGCGGTTGACCGTCTCTCCTGCCGCCTTTTGAGCGGCCTCGAGTGCGGCCTTTTTCTTGGCAAGGGACTTGGCGTCGGTTCCCTTGATGCCGCCCGCTTCGCTGGCGCCGTTGAGCGCCGCCATCTCGCTCGCGAACGTCTTCGCATGGGATTGATCCGTTGCGGCGAATGACGCGTCGATGGCTGCGATCCCAGCGGAGCCAACCGCGACAGCGACTGCGCCGATGGCTCCAGCCGCTGCGAGGTTGCGGCCAAATCCGCCAGCGGCATTGCCGCCTCCGGCAATCGCTCCGCCTGCCGACCTGCCGCCTGCCGCGTTTGCGATGGCAGACGCGATGATCTTGCCGATGCCTGCCATGGCCACGTCCTTCGCGACGGCACCGGCGATCAAGAGGATGATGCTCTTGAACGGGTTCTTGCCCATCCACTCGGCAACGGCGATGACTTGCGTGAGGAGGTCGGCGAGCTTCGGAGTTAGTTCGGTGAGCTTAGTGATGAGGCCGGGTAGTTTCGGAAGGAGCTTCTCGGCGACCGCTTCACGGAGGTCGTTCATCGCAGCTTCAAGTTTCTTGTCGGTCTCTGCGAGACGCGTTGCCGCGTCTTCCTTGACCTGCTTCTCGGTCAACGCCGCGTCCTGCCACGTCTTGAACGCGGCATTCATCGCGGCCTCCCCGGCCTTCTCGGAGTCCTTCGCGGACGCTCCGCCCTTGAGCGACGCAATGCGAGCATCGTTGTACGTGTTGGCGTATCCGCCGACCGCCTTGATGCTCATCTCGCCGTAGATGTCTTGCAGCTTCGACCGGTCACCCTTGGCCGCAATGACAGACTTCTTGATCAGGTCTTCCGGGCCGATGAGCTTTCCGGTCGAGTCCGTCGCCTGAACGCCCATGCGCTTGAGGGCATCCTTGTGCTTGTAGGCGTCCGACGCGAGACGGGCGACCGACTCCGTGGCTTCTGCCGCGGACGCTGCGCCGCCGGCCGTCGATTGCTGGACGATGCCGCCGAGCGAAACCATGTTCGCGGCCTTGTCGCCAGCGAAGAGAGCTGCGCCGGAAGCGATGCGCGATCCGAAGGATGCGAGCTCGCGCATATCGACGGAGCCCGCGCGACCTTGACCGCCCCAGCCTCGAGCCACATCGGCGATTTGCTTTGAGGTGAGAGACTTGTCGGCGTTGGACACTTGCCCGGCCGCTTCGGAGATTTCGCCAGCGTCACCGCCCGTCGCCGTGGCGAGAGCGAGCATCTCCGGCATGATCTCGAGCGACTTCTTCGCGTCGCCCGACTTCGCATAGAAGCGGTCGACTGCGCTCAGCGCCTTCTCGGTGCTCGTGCCGTAGGCCGTCGCGGCGTTCGCGGCGCGCCCGTACACGTCTTGCTTGCTCAGGGCACCATTCGACGCGATGGCGATGTCTGCCGCCTTGCCGCGGTTCGAGATGCCCGTCTGAACGGCATCGACCGCAGAGAAGCCACCGCCGACCGCAAGCAATCCACCGGCCACCGCAGCAACTCCACCGAGTACTTTGCCGGTGTTGCTCGCTACGCTCCCGCCAATGGTGCGGGCGATGTTGCGGCGCGATTGCGACGCAGACCTAGCCGCAGCCTCTTCAATGCGAGCGCTCTGCTTTGCAGCTGCTTCTTCTGCGCGCTGAACGTCGCGAAAGTGCTTCTGACGAATGCGAAGGTTCGCTTGGGCATGCCGCTCGGCGATGCGCTCGCTTTCCTTTGCAGCGCGCTCCTCGGCTTTGACGCCAAGGTTCGCCGCGCGATTCATCTCCGCGATCTTCTTGTCCGCGGTCTTCTTCGCTTCTTGCACCGACTTGGCAGCGGCCTTTGCTTCGGCCTGCATTGCCTTGTTGTGCGCCTTTACGTGCGCGTCGTGCTGCTTTGCCGTCTCACGGACAATCGCTTGCGTGGTCGAGCGCTCGCCACGAAGAACGGCCGCGCCAAACTTCGCGGCTTGCTTCTCAATCGAAGCAAACGCGGCCATGACGTTCGCCACGCCATGCGCCTGGAAGTTGACGGCGATTTCGCTCAAGGCTGTTCGTCTGGATCGACGGGGCTCGCGCCTCCGTCGTCGTCTTCGTCAGGGGGCGTTTGCGCGACGTCGCTCGTCGCACTCTCGGATCCATTCAGAGCTGGCAATCCAGAGGAGGTAATGTCCGTCTGCAAGCTCACAATCCGGCGCACCAAAGAATTGACTAGGTCGATCTGACCGTCCCAAGACAGCCGAGCGAAAGGGATCTCCGCGGCGCCCTCCTTGAGACGAGAAATCCACATCGAAACATCGTCTTCCGACATCTTCGCGATGATCGGCCCGAGCTCGGATTGGGTGATGAAGTACTCTTGAAGGAGCACGCCGATCTCGTCGACCGTCAGCGAACGAAGCTGATGCGGCGTAGGGAAGAACGGCTTCTTCAAATCGTCGATGCGACGGCACGCGCGAAAGAGAACTTCGACGGCAGCAGCATTGCGGTACAGGTCTTCGTACCCTTGGCGTGCTTCGCCGTCCTTCGGGATCTCTTTGAGGCGCTTGCGTGCGTACGCTTCCGCTTCTGCCGCCGCGCGCATCTGGTCTTCTTGCGACAGAACCCAAATAGCCAAACGCCCCACCGGTTGCCCAGTGGGGTCGAGTCGCGGAAAGTCGACGGCCCTGGACGGACGCGGCATGGCCGCGATCTTGTCCCAGAGCTCGTGACTCTCGATGTTAGTCGGCGGTCCGCTCAAGCGGCCGTCCACGTCGCGTATTCGCCGATGAACTCGAAGGACAAATTCGACGGCGAGTTGACCGCGCCGCTGAAGTTGCACGTGAGGAAGAAGCCCTTCGAGGTGAGCGACTTGCCAGCGGCGTAGATGGTGAATTCAACGACGGTGTTCAGCTTGATCGCCGTCGTCGGGTCGTATTCGAAGTCGTCCGCCGGGACCGCGTTCGCGCAGCTGATGGTCATGTGCGGGGCGCCGGGTGAGAGTCCGGCGAATCCGCGCGCGAGGGTTTCGACGACTTGCGCTTGCGATGCGTGACCCACGGTCACGGACATCGCTTCTGCAAGCTTCGCCCCCTCGATGTAGCCTTCGACTGAGGTGTATTTGCCAGTTGCCATGCGAGTAAAAGCGCGCGCCTCTTCGGCGCGCGCCTCCCGTGGTGAGAGTCGTGGGTCACTCCGCGGGCGTTCTCACCGCGGCGTTTCGCGCTTGTTTTTAGCCAGTTTGGTCGAGAGCCGTGGCCACTTGGTCGAGCACGTCGATGACATCGAGCTTCACGCGAACGCCCATGCGCGTCGTCGGTGACGACGAGCGAACGACGGTCATCGTGTTGATCGTGTCCGTCACGTTCTCGAGAAGGTCGAGATCCTCGGTGTCGCGAAGAAGCTTGCCCATGGCCGACTTGACGACGCGCGGAGTGACGACGTTTTCGCCTGGCACTCGTTCGTTGCCTGTCGGATCATCGCCGATCTCTTTGCCGGAGAACTGAAGGACGCACTTCGCGTCCCAGTTGTCGGCGAACTTGTCACAAACCGTGACCTTGTGAGCGTCGCGGATGCGGAAGTCGGAGATCGATCCATCGAGGCATCGCGTGGTGATGCGCTTGACGATGTACGTCGAACCGTTCGGGCTGACACCAATCGGTGTGACGCCGTTGTTCAGAAGGCTCTTGATGGTCGTGCGCGAAGGCACCGCACCCGAGAGCGGAGCGCGCATCGTCCAGTCGCCCGCTTCGCCGTCCTTCTTGCCGAAGCCAGAGAAGTTGCAACGGGGCCGAAGCGGCGACTCCCACTTCGCGTAGACGGCAGCGAGGCGAGCCGCGAGGCGAGAGGGCGGAATGTCGGCCTGAGCAAGCCAGCCAATCTCAGAGCGTGCCGTGTTGCGGCCCGTAGCGATGGTGATGGCGTTGCCGCTGGTGTCCACCGAACCGGCGAAGGCTCGGCAACGAAGACCCGTCGTGGGCGCCGCGATGCTGTTCACCTGCGTCACGAGCGCGCCGAACTGGGTGGCGTCTTCGGCCGCGGATACCTGGTAGTAGTACCGAGAGCCGGCGATGGTCGCGAGGGCGGTGGTGTTGTCGTCCGCCGTTGCGCCGGATGCCAGGAAGCCGCTCGCCGAGTTCGAAACGGTCGTGGCAAACGAGCCTTGAATGACGACCATCGTGCGGATCCAGTTTCCTCGAGGCCCTGGAATCCTCGCCGTGATGAGGATGTCCGACGTGTTGGCGAGTGCGGCCGTGACGGGCCACTTCGTCTTCGTATTGATCGATGCGACGACGGCAGTGCAGATGGCCACCGCGGTATCGCCAGACACGATCGCGGTGTCGACGAATTCGTCACCGCAGTAAACGCGGATGTTACCGTTTGCCGTGGCAGCGTTCGCGACGACGTGCGAGCGCGAAGCCGCGGTACCAGCGGAGGCCGTGACGGCAATCGCGTAGACGGTGGTGTCTGGCGCAATCTTCACGAAGTCTGTCCACATGAAGTGGAGCTCGCTGCCGGTACCGAAGAGAGCGATGGCGTCCGCTTCGGTGAGCAGCGGCGTTGCCGAGTTAGGCCCATAGACCACGCTGTTCGTGGTCGCGCTGCCGCCGCTCGTCTTGTTGCCGATGAGTACGGCAGAGTAGTCGGTCGTCCCATTGGACGAAGGACCTTGCGCGAAGTTGACTTCGATGTAGTTGCCGGGAACGGGATCGTTCGCAGCAAGTCCAGTCAGGACAACGTCACTCATGGTCGGCACCCTTTCCCCATGCGCTCTTCACGCCGGAGGTCGCCGCTTTCGCGGGTTTCGGAACGCCGCATAGGGCGGCCGTAGCGTCGTCCGCGGCGAGCAAGTCGCCGTCCAAGACGTGCTGCTTGTACTGGTTGAGAACGTCCACCGAATGCGCGACGACTTCGACGGGGGATTCGCTTCGAACGAAGCCGCCCGATGTGCTGACGCCATCGCCAAGCGTCGAGTCGAACGTCCAGCCAACGAACGCCTTTCGGCCTCCAGCCTGCTGACGGTAATCGGGGACCATCGCGCTCGCAGTTGCGAGCACACTGAGCTTCGTATTCACCACCGTGGACCTCTTTGGTGTTTGCGTTTGGACCGCGGCAACGACCTCAGTCGTCTGCGATGTCCTTATTCACGACGTCGGACTCGACGCGCTCGAATGTCTCGAAGGCTCCGTCCGCCGGCATCTGTCGCTCTCGAACAGAGAGGACGCACGACAGCGCGTGAAACGGCAGCCCGTCTCCGAGTTGCCAGAGCTGAAACTCGGAGGAACGAAGTTCGATCTTCTCTAGGTTCGCGTAGGACGAGGTCCACACGCGCGCGCTGTCGTTCCACGACGGATCGAATCCGAGATCGGTTCGATTCTCAACGATGACGCGCACGGCGTTGAGCGCTGGCAGAAGCCGTTCGGCTTGCGCCGCCGTCATCGGCGGAAGCACGTAGTCGATGCCCCATTCGCCAGACGAAAGGCGCCACGTCAGCGTGCGCTCGTTGAACGTGTCCGACTTGCGGTAGACGGCGAGCAGCGGAAACTTGAGCTGGTTCTCGGTGAGGAACGGTTCGGGCGAGTACGGAACCGCCATCGCAACCGCGTCGGTGATGTCCGTGTATTCGCACGCATCGGCCTCGGCCACTAGACGCGTCGTCAGGTGCGCTCGGATGACGGTCTCGTAGAAGTCGAGCGCGTAGAAGAGTGCCGGGTCGGCGTCCTGAAGAAGACCGTTCGTGGTCTCTGTCGGGAGCGGGAATGCAACGCCGCCGTGCTGAAAGAGCGAGTAGTTATCGGCCACGGTTGAACGCCTCGACGGCCTGATTCATAAGCCTTCGGGCCTGGTATTCGAGCACTGGTCGCGTCGACTCACCCGCCCGCGTGATGAATGGTCGAGCGTCCGTTCCGGGGTGGATGACGTAGCGCCGGAAGACGATCTTGCCCTTCGACACGAACTTCAGAAACCCGCCAGGTTTGCGAGCCGCGATGACGTGCGGAACCGAGCCGTCGTGCACGGGTCGCGCGTACTTCACGCCGACACCCGCTCGAACCTTTGCCTTGAATCCGCCAGGCCCATCCATCGCGGCGGGTCCCTGGATGCTCTTTCGGAGCTTTCCGGTGCGGCCTTTGGAGA